GTGCACGGAATCGACCGAAATAGTCGGATTAATGACAGTCGTCCAAGGCCAAGCCGTGTAGTCTTGGTGCCCGATTAACGGCTGGCCGTTCCACAGTTGCCCAACCGTGATGATCGGGTCTTCGAGAATCGCCCCGGTGTACATCGTGATCGGAATCGCATTGCCACCACTGCGCGCACTGATGTCGAATGCCCAACCGATGACGTGTCCATAATTTAGGGCAAGGTTCGCACCGGTCGGCGAAGCGGATGTGATCTCAACTTCCCACGCGCCGGTCGTCTTGGAAATGAAGACGTTATTGACACGGAACGTGACCGTGTAATTCGAGGCGTGGGTGTACTTGAATGTGCCGTCGATGCCAGACCAGATCGTGCCGTTGTCCAGCACCCACGTGATCGGCGCATCGGCGGTTGCGGCGGTAGAACCTAACGAAAGGCTAGCGGTCAGCGTCCGCGTGATGTTCGTGTCACCGGACGCCTTCGACCGAACATAGACAACGTCGCCGGCAGCGGGGGCGATACCGTAAGCGGGCGCGGTGCCTTCGATGATGTTGGTATTGTTCCACGCCGCGCCATCCTCGTCGTTCGCCGAGGCGACGTTTGGCCCGTTACCTTTGCCGCAGTAGGTTGCGCCGGAAATGATATACTTGTTAGCCATTCAGCACCTCCTCGGCCCGGCCCGCGCCAAGGACTTCCATCTGCTCAAGCGTCATCAGGCCGACCTGCGTGCGCGGATCATCGAGGTTGATCTCCTGCGACAAGCGCATCAGTTCGAGGAAGTCGTAGATGTACGGGTTCTGCTCCCCGGCCGCACGGATCGCCACCCGCTCATCAGCCGAGAGCAGTGACAGGAACTCCAAGTGGGTCAGTACACGCCGCCCGCCATAGACCGTCGTCGGTGTTGGGGTCTCGACGTACTCCACGTGGTAGTACAGCGCGAAAGGCCACGTCGGGTACTCGTTGCTCAGATTTTCGGTAGGCGCCGCCGCCTGATACCGCCACACTTCCGCGCCATCGGTCTTGCGTTGTACGGAATAGACTGGCATTACAGTGTCACCGTCTGCCCGAGGAAGGCATCCAACTTGGTCGCCACCAGCGACGCCTTGATCTTGCGGTTGAGCTTCGTCGTGACCAGCGTGCGTAGTGCTGCGGCGGTGCTCACCCCGGCAAGCTCGGCGTCAGTGAGCAGGATCACGTACTGCTGGTCGGCGTCCAGCCGTTCGAACGTCAGGACCGTGCCGGCGTCCTCGACCGCGTAGGAAACGAAGCGTACCGACGTGGGAATGGCCGGCGGCGCGGTGCCGTGGGTAAAGGTCGTGCCGTCGTAGGTGTCGCCGGCCGCGACGGTCAGGTTGGTCACATCGACGTAGGCGTCGTAGTCGGTCGTGAAGACGCGAGCCGCCGTGGCGGTGTCGCCGCGCACCACATGGACGACAATTCCTGCCCGGATCAATGCTGTTTTCATTTACATTCCTTCCCGCAATGCACGCACTTCTCTAAGTCGCACCGCTGTACTCGCCCGCGAAACCAGAACTCCGGTAGCAGGCCGCGTCGTGGCCGCAGCGGAGCGAAATGGGCCACGTCCGCGTCGGGTGGCAGAACCTTCAAGTACAGGAAGTGCGGGAACGGCCCCCAGCGCGACTTCCGAACGAGTAAATACCCCGCACCCCTGTTTCGCCACCATGCGCAGAGCGCCCATAGCAGGCAGTTCCCGCGCACTATTCCTGAATGCCTTCCACGACAGCAGCAGCGTCGGCGATCTGGTTCATGACGACATCCAGATCAGCGGCGGTAACGCTGGTTCCCGAAGCAATCTGCTCTTGGAGCGCGGCAATCTGCGCCTTCATGTCGTCCAGCACAGCCAGCACTTCGGTGCGCTCTTCGGCAGCGGTGGTCTTCAGTGCTTCCAGTGCGTTGGTAACGTCTTTCAGAGTTGCCATGATGTGTTCCTCCATGAGAACGAGATGTTTCATCAGCCAGACTATCTCGCTGTCGCAACGACAGAACAGCGAGTTCCAGAAACCCTGAGCCACTACTTTACCTCTTCGTTGCGGGTCTTGGCGATGCTGGAACCAAGCCAGAACCCGAATGCTGTCAACGCGGCCCCGATGTCGGCTTGCACCACCATGCTACCGAGGTTCATCAGCGTCTGCGCGTGTTCGGATTTCAACGCTACGGCGGCGATCAGGGACGAGAACACCCCGAAGTTCGCCAACAGCAGGAAGCCCAGCGCGCCGTAGGTGACGTTCTTCAGCACGTCGGCGTACTGGGTGCCGACCACCGACACGGCGAAGCCACGCGCCGCCTCAACCCCGCCACCGATCTCCACCAGCGTGTAGGCGTTGCTCACGAACGCCTTGGTCGCCTGATCCTTGACCACCGGGTCCGAGACGATGCGCTCGACCGCTTCCTGCGCATTGGCCGCGCCGGTGGATTCAACCGCGATCTCCAGAACCTTGGCCCCGACCTCGGCGTACGCCTTGTGGCTGGGCTGCGCCCGGTCGCCGAGCATCTTCACCAGCTCGGGGATGGCAGAGAGGAGTTTGGGTAGCAGCGCCGGCACCAGCGCGGCGATCACGGCAGGAATAGCCATCGGTTTTCTCCCTACGGGTCGGTCTTCAACGGGCGCTGGCGGCTGCTCGGCGGGAACCGGGTGTCCCGCCTGTTGCAAGCCGCCAGCATTTGCGGTGCGGAACAACACTTCTTCGGCAGAGCGCCGCCGAACCAGCCCGTTGCTGCGCTGTCCCTTGACGTTGACCCACTTGCGGAATTCAAGCGCCGCCCCCTCGTAGTCTCCGGCGTTGAGCTTGGTCAGCATCGTGCTGGGACGGCCGTCCTTCAGCTGCACGAAGCCGTCCTTCACGTCCTTCCTGCCCGGCCCGACGTTGAAGACGAAGCTCACCAGCGCGTCGAACTGCCACTGCGTCAGCGGCACGGTGACGGCCAGCTTGACGATGTTCTCGGCGTAGCGGATGTCGTCGTCGAGCCACTCTTCCGCCCGCTCCCGCGAGACGGAGTCGCCTTCCTTTACGTCGCCGGTGTGGCCCCACCCGATTGTCGGTACACCACCGTCGTCAAGATAAGCCCGAAGGCGCAGCCCTTCAAACTGCTTGATGAGGTCTTTGCAAGCGGATGAACTTCGCATAAAAATTCCCGGCTGTTACGCCGGGACCAAGATCAGCCTAGCTAGGGTTGATTCCTCTGTTGCATCGTGCGCCTCAGACAGTCGCGTTCCAGCGTCTCGATGCGGCGGTCCATCTTGTCGTGTTCGCGCTCCATGTCTGAAAATTTCTTATCTACCGTTCCGGCATAAATCTTGTGGTCCGATCCACGCCAGCGGTCGTCCATGTTGCGCGCCGCCGTGGTCTTCTGTTCCTCGACCTGCATACCGAGGCTCACCATCTTCTCTTCCATCCGGTTGATGCGGTCCCGCACATCCACCACGGTCCCGCCGATCCAAAGCAACACCGCCAGCAAGCCGGCCTGAACGACTGTCTGTATATGCCGTTCGAGTGCTCCGACCTTTCGCCTCTCGTCTGTCTCATCGTTCATCATCGTCCCTTTCACAACTGCAGGAGTGCCTGCCCAAGACAAAGGCAACAGCGACGAGAGCCAGTATTACGATATTATCTATGATCACGTTATTCTCAACACAGCATCGAGCGCCGTGCTGCGCGGCATGGGGACCACGAAGGGTCCGTTGGTCGATATGACAACTTCATCGAACTCGATGACGGCCAGCACCAGCCCGCCCTTGCTCCTGTTGTAGATCAGGGCACCTTTGGCACGGATGCTGGACACCGGCCACACCGGGTTTTCCGTCCAGTTGACGTAGGCCGTCGCCCCATCCACGCCGCTCGCATAGCCCTCCAGCTTTTTACCACCGGCGACGTAGCCCTTGGCCCGCACCTCGCCGTCCGTGGTATAGCGGGCGGTGGCAGGACCGATGTGCGACTCCTGACCGTATAGCGCAATGCACACCTCATCGCCGGGCGCGGCGAGCGAGCGAACCGCGTACAGCTTGGCTTCGATGGACATCCCCGGCATGATCATGTCAGTTCTGCCTCATCGGTTGGAAGTTGTCCGTCACCGGCGCTCCGTTCATCAGCCGCTGGCGGTTCTTGGGGATCACCTTGGCCTTGGTCATGGCCCCCTCCCCGTCGCGCTCGATGCTGATCTCTTCGGATGGCTGCTGCTCCATCATGGCCGCTGCCTGCGCTTGGGCCTGCAGGCGCGCACGGATCAGCTCCACCGGCGGCACGACCTTGTCGGTGTCCATGTCGAGCGTCTCGGCGGCGGTGCGCAGCAGCGCGGCGCGTCCGTCCAGCCCCATGATCTGCATGTCGATCGGGTTGGCCGTGAGCTGCAGGAACTCGTTGCGCCGCACCTGAGCGGTCTCCTTGACCAGAGCGGTCGCCACCCCGCGCACCCGCACGCGCACGTCGCCCTTGATCTCCTCCGGGCCGAAGCGCATGTTGTAGCCGTAGAGCTTGGTCAGCAGCGCGTTCATCATCCGGTCGATGGAGCCGATGACCTGTTTGATCATCTTGCCGGCGTTGCCCATCATCATCGACGCCCCGCTGGCGGTGCGCAGCGCGCCACTTGTCCCCGTAAGATCGCCAACCGCGTAGCGCGGGATGGAGCTGTACTCGTCGGCCTTGTTCGAGAAATACTCGTAGACCTGCATCAGCTCGGCCGCACGGCTGTCGGGCTGGAAGAACTCGATGGCCTTCGCCGTGGACCCCATCGGGTCGGAGGTGCCTTGGTGGATTTTCCAAGGGAACAGGTTGGTCACTTTCTCGCCGGGCGGCATGCGGTCTACGTTGATCCAGACCTGCGGCCCCGAGGCGATGCCCATGTTGTTGATCAGCGCCCGCGCAGCGGCGTTGCAGGCGTCTTGGATGTCGCGGATCAAGTCGGGCGGCGCGTTGCCCCAGAACGCCCCCGGCACCTTCTCGAAACTGGCCTTGTAGTAGCCCCGGTCGCCCATCGGGTCGGGGTTGAGTGTGGCCTTGATCACCCAGCGGCCGATCAGCCACACTTCCGCCTCGTACTCGGCCAGCGCGTCGGCCACCTGTTCCTCCGGCACGCCCCAGTCGAGCAAGTCCTGCCCGCTCACCGACCCCCAGAACTGCAGCGCGTCGATCAGCCGGTCCTTGTTCGCCATGACCCCGGAGACCGTCCGGTTTTCCGCTTCGGCGCGGCTGGTGTCCCCGGCGATCCACTCGCGCAAGCCGCCCCGGCCGTACTCCTCGATCACCGCGTCGATGGCCGCGTCGTCGTAGCCTTCGGTGCCCTTGAGCGCCAGCAGCGCGGCGCGGGTCAGGCGGTGGCGCTCAAACAGAAAGCCGTCGTTGGTATCGACGGCTCCGGGGGATGGGTAGATGTCCAGCGGCGAGACGCGCCGCCACTGCGGTTTCAACTCCTCCGAGACCTGCGCCTCCCACCCTTGCGCCCCCTGCGCCCATTTGAGCTGCTTCCTGCGCATCACCACCGGCCCCTTGACGATGGCCGCAGGGAACGTCACCAAGTCCTCCACAAAGTCGTCCAGAGCCTCTAGGAAGCCCCCTTCGATCAGCTGGTCCTCCATGTGCTGCTCGGTGCGCTTGGCCGCCTTGGTGGCCTGCTCGATGGTGTTGGCGTGGATGCGATCCTTCACCCGGCTCACGATGTCCCACATCATGTCGGGGGTGGGCTGCACGCCGGTCTCGAACATGAAGCGTTGCGCTTCGGCGGTGGCGATGGCCGCGACATACTGGATGATCTGCGGCGGGAGGTCGGGTACCGGTGTCGGCTCGATGGACCACGGCTTGTCGGAGCCGGAGCCGATCAGGATGTCCTTGATCCACGCCGCCGCGCCCCGGCACTTGGCTGAAGTGAGAAGCATGTAGATTTCGCTTCCCCCCTGCGCCTTGATCAGCGCCAGCTTCTCCGGGTCGTAGAGGCCGTTGCGCTGGCGCAAGGACTGGTGCATCCTCGGCTCGATACTCTGTTCCTTCTCGTCGCGCGCCACGCTCCAGCACGAGCGCACGTAAGCCGCCAGACCCTGTATCGCCGGGGTGTTCTGCGCATCCTCCGCGCTGCGTTTGGCCTCATCGACCTGCTTGGCCGAAGCCATGCGAACCAGACCACCCCCGACCACTGCGGGCATCGCACCCGGCGCTACCAGACCCAAAGCCATGTCGACACCCTCCTTCCGGTCCACCTCACCTGTCGGCGAGGCTGGCGTTCGCGCAGGATTCTACCCGTTTTCCCTAGCCGTAGTAATACTTTACCGTCTCAACCTCGCGTCTTTGGTTCAGCGCACTGCCGCTCACCCCCGCCTCCAGCACGAGGCACCCGTATTGCACCGCATCATGCACGTGGGATGAGGCGTTCTTCTCCGGCGAGTCCCCGTCCATCTCCCCCTTGCGGTTGAGCTTGTAGCGGTACCCGCCCCGGAAGCCGCGTATCACGACCACGCACTCGGGGTTGATCAGGAACCCGGCCTTGCCGTCTATCTGCCGCACCAGCTGCCGCTCCACCGCCTGCACGCGCGGCTCGGCCTTGTTGGTCGCCGGTTTCTCGCACTTGAACCCCATGCCGCGCAGCACATCGACCGGCGTCTTCTCCCCCAGCTGCTGCTTGAAGAACCCCGACGGGTCGGGGGCGACGACGAACACGCAGCCGATGAACCGCTCCTGCGTCAAGAGCGGGCGCAACTTGGTCTCCACGAACCGCTCCAGCCCCATGTTCTCGCTGGTCGCCTCGGCCAGCACGATGATCTGACCGCGTGTGTTCCGTTGCATAAGGGCAGCGGCGGGGGTGCGCCCGAAGTCCAGCCCGATCACGATGGGGTGGTTGGGCGACTTGAGCGGCTTGAACGTCTCCTTGGCGACGTGGAAGTCATGCACGAAGGTCTTGTCGTAGACCGGCAGGCCCGCCAGCGAGCGGCTGTACATGCAGCGCAGGAACGACCGGATGAAGTCCTCCTTCTTGCCCGGTATGTTGAGCGCATAGTAGTCTGGCTTGAGGTTGCCCAAGTTGTCCGACTCGGGATTGACCCACCACACGTTGCCGTAGTTGTCCGGTATCGGCTCGGCGTTGATTGTCCACTTGCGCTCCCCGGCACCGGTTATCTCGGTCGGTCCCGGCGCGCGGCCGAACTTTGCCTTGTACTCCTGCTCGTTCAGTATGGCCGGCGGCTGGATATGCACGCTCCACGTGGCCGGCGGGTTTTCCATCCGCTCGTAGTGCCACGTGTCCTCCGTGGGCATGTTGGTATCCATGATGGCCCCGGAGCGGGTGATGGGGATGCCGTCCTTGGGCGGCGGGAAGCGGCCGGTGCGCGACAGGATGCCTTCGACCACGTCGGGGTGTATCTCCCGCCACTCGTTCAGCCACGCCCCGGTGGCTTCCAGCGACAGCGCCTTCCTCACGTCATCCGGGTCGTCCAGCGCAATGAACATCCACTCCGTCTGCAGAATGGTCTCGTCGGGCAGCAGCATCTTGATGTAGAGCGTCTTCTCCGACGCGCGCCACACCACCGACTCCGACAACGGCAACCATTCGGTGATGGTCTTGTATGTCGTCGACATCAACTGGTCTTTGGTGTTGCGCACGATCAGGAAGCGCGTGCGCCGCTTGTTGTTCGACGGCTCCTGCAGCGAGGCCCAGTAAAGAAGCGTATGTGCACAACATACACTTTTGCCCGCACCGATGGGTCCAGCCAGCACGCGGTACTCAGACGTGGAGGTCATGAATGCCGCCATCGTCGGGGAAGCTATGAAGCGGGACATTTAGGGGGTGGTGGAGGTGGTGGGGGATGTATGCCGGTCAGAACGTCTCGTCAGGCAAGCCGAGGTCGGTGTTCAGCACCTTGGGCAAGCTGATCTTCTCCGCTTCCACCTCTTTCTCCACGTCGTAGACATTTCCGATTGGAGGGGTGGTAAGGGTTGTTGTTGCTGCACCCGGTATCTCGATGCTGATCTGCAGGCGGGCGAAGGCAGCGTTGGGGTCGGAGGTGGCGAGCTGCGGCTTGGGCATCAAGTTAGCTTCCTCAGCTAATTGACGCTGGTACTTGAGCCGCAGCGCCAGATCGTCGGTACTCATCATGAGCTGGAAGTTGCGATCCGAGATCGCGTCGTACTTCAGCGCGGTTTTCATCGACCGCGTGTAGCCATTGACCTCCATCTCGGTGCGTTTGGCCGCAACTTCCTTCTGGAAGTGGGGCAGGGACAGCAGCTTCTCCCACTCGTCCAGCGTGTACCCATACGCGGTGGCGAGCTGGTTTTCATCGACAAGACCGGCAGCGACCTGCAGCACCAGCTCGGGCGGCACGTCCAGATATTTGCTGTCGGTGGGGAGGAGAAGTTCATTCATGGCGAGGGTTTATAGCTGAAACGGCACCCTTTTTCAAGGGCGATTGGGGGCCAAAATTTTTATTGAGGGGGTTAATTCCTATGTCATATTGTGGGCGGGGAGAAAAAATTTTATGACGGGGGCATAATGGTGGAGTGGCTAGAAAATTCTGTGGGTATTACTTAAAGGGGGGCCAGGGGGCAGGGGGGCCGCTCCCCCACCCCCCGGTGTCAAGCTGGCGCGAGCAGTGGACCGTGAGGAATCTTGCTGGGCGACCAGTCCAAGCCGAAGGGTCCGGGTGACTCGCGCCAGTGGGTCACGTATTCGACCGCGTGCTCGGGGCATCGGGTGCGGAAGGGTGCGGCTTGCTGGTCACAAAGGCGAGGGTCCTTAACGCCGGGTATCGGGCGGCTGCGCGCGCAAGCGTACAGTCAGCGGGTGGTCCGCTACCGTCGAAAGACGGGTGTCCCGAGCGATGCGAAAGCACGGCAGCGCGCTGCGCGCTGTTCCTGCCCACGGGGCAACTCGTGAAGAGCACGATAGGGCTGTCCGCGCGTAGGAAACGTGGGCCGTAAGGAAGGGTGACGTTACGAAACACATCCCAATTTCATAAGCATATTCTCACGAGTATGCTTATGGCTGTACCTTTTAACTCACTAGGAGACTGAAATGCTGAACCAAAAGCAAATCGACAAGCTGATCGTCACCATTCGCACGTCCGCTGCGAAGCTGCGCGAGAACGTGCAAGAGGCCGCATGCGCGGTTACTGTGCATGCCGTGTTGCATGGTGATGTTACGCTGGCGACTCGCCTCACCGATGCACTCGGCGCGGGCGGCCGCAGGCAGGCGCTTGTCAGCTGGCTGGAAGAGTTCGGCCCGTTCGCCTACGACCGGAAGAACGAGACGTACAAGCTCGCGCCCCGCAAGTTGGACAAGATGCTGGGCGAGTTCGACGGTAGCCGCGAACGGTGCGCCGAGGCGCTGGAAATCTATCTCGGCACGGTGCCGACGTGGTTTGACTTCGTGAAAGAGCAAGTGAAGTCGGCCTACGATGCCGAGAAGCAGATCAACGCCGTGATCAGTGCGATCACGTCGAAGGCCAGCAAGGGCGAGGATGTAAAGGGTGCGGGACTGGTGCCGTTCCTGCAGCAAGCCTTGGTGGCCTACCATCGGGCCGAGCTGCTCAAGGATGCCGATGTCATGGCGCTCCTGCAGCAAGGGCACATGCTGGCGACCCCGCCCGCCGCCACCGAAGTGATCGGCGAGCCGCCGGTCAAGGCCGAGCTGAAGGAAGCGGCCTAACCCACCAACCCCCGCCGCAAGGCGGGGTTTCCCACTGCCCGGCGTGCTAGGCAGTGGGAAACCCCCTAATAATCCAAAACAAGATTATTGGGAAATCAAGGGGTTAGCTGATTTTTATGCGGTTTAGCATACGCCGGCAGCATCGGGCGAGCAAAACCGCACCCGCCCAAGTGGTTGAATATAGGATTTAATCTCGAAAGAGACTAGATTCTACATTCAAAACACGCGCTAACTACTAATAACATCAGATAATAATTATAATAAGTATAATAAGATAGGGTTTCCCTCGCGTGTACACCGGAAGCGACCGATTTAATTAAATCCATGTTAGTGAGCACTCACTAACATACGATTAAATAAATCCTCCGGGTATTATTTTCCCGCCCGCTGCCGACCAAGTGTACCCCCCCCTCTTTTCTGGAATCCTGTGTTATTGTCTTATTCTAGGAAGATCAAGGGGTTAGAATAATCCCTTCAGATCAATACTTGCTCATTTGAATCATTCGAGCAAGAACAAGGGGTTAGCGCACCACATGTATAACCCGAACGACATAACCCTATGTCTTTCGGCCTAGTTGCACAAAAAAGCATCAATAAAAAATAATCGCAGCGATTAAATTTAATCGACCACGATTAAATTTAATCCGTCGCTCGACGGTGTGCAGTCATGCAGCAAGCGAATATAAATAATCCCCAGCCCATTTATTTAAGGGGCGGAAAATGGAAAATAGGATTCGTCTGATTTTCCTGCGTGCCGTGCTGGGTCACTGCAGGGTGTATGGGTCGTCAGTCTGGGCCGTCGTTGCGGACCAGACCGGTGGGTACTTCCGCCAGAGGCGTTACTGCTGAAGGCAGGGACGTACGTCGTTACTGCTAGGAGGGAACCGGGTGCGGCAGACGGCCGCGCCAGCTATCATCGCACCACCACCGCAACACCCACTAACTGAAAGGAACCGCAATGCCTGACCAGACCAAGATTACCCTCAAGCAAGTCCACGAAGAGATCGGCCGCACCTTCAGGAAGCAGCAGCTTCTGGACATGGGTATCCAGCTGATCGACAGCACGCTCGGCGCGCTGGACTCGCCGCTGGTGCCCGAGTCCGAACGGCGGCTGCTCACGGTGCTGAAGCACTACGCCACCCACGCCGAGCATCAGTCGGCTCTCATCGCCGTCCTGTCCAGCATGCTGGTGCGCGCCGGGGTGCTGTCGGCCGACACCTTGGGCGAGGCGATGAAGCTCGACCCGCAGGAGATCGTCAAGACCGCCGACGCCATCGAAGCGCCGGCAACCGTCCCGACCATCTTCTAAACCGGCAGCACCCCCGCTGCGGGTGCGGCGGGGGCAACTCACTTAATGAAAGGGGCAATCATGGGACACGCACGGCGCGTCGCGCACAACATCAAACAAGCGTATCACAGCGACCTCGACTCCAACAACATCCTGCACGTACGCCGCGCAGTGGCGTATGCGGGAGGTCGTTATATCTACCCGTCCTACACCATAGTGGTGTACCTCCCGCCCAAACGCGAGCTGGTGCGGGAGCAGGCATGAAAAGCGGACTGGAAAAGGGAAAGGTCATGTACGTGTCCGAGCTGAAGGCATGGCTCGCGCAGCATGACGACAACGAGATCGTCGCCGTGACGAACGAAGGCTCTAGCGTGCAGTTGGGCGTCACGGTCAACGAGCCGGAGGTGCTGTTCGCCTACGAGACGCTCGACATGGACTACTGGTGGGGCGGCAACACCGACGAGGAGAAGCGTATCAGGGAGTTGGAGCGCACCGTCGAAGAGCTGCGGAAAGAGATCGCCGAGCACGAGAAGTGGATCAAGACGTTGGAGGCGGACCTATGAAGATCAAACGCCAGTGGTTCGTGGATGCAGCGCGCCTCATCCACAACGGTACGAACTTATACTCGTGCGCTGCGTTGTACGGCACGGTGCTGGGTGAGTTCATGTTCGTCGACGACAACGCCGTCTTCACGGCGCACTACGTATGCAGCCGCTACGCCCAGCTGATGCGCCCCACGCGGAAGAAAGAAGATACGTTCGCTTCTGCTTTCTGGCTGGACGACATCCGCTTGCCCAACATCACCCGCAGGGAACTGCGGATCATGCTGCTCCTGTTCGCAGGAGAGGCGTTGCATGGGGAGGAGATCAAGTGAGATACAAGCACGAGTGCGGACACTGCGTGCCGTTGGGCGAGTACAAGGAGTTCGACCTGTACTTCTGCATGCAGGGCAGGCTCTACATACCCACGGTGCTGGCCCGCTACAGCGACGAGGTGTTCGGATACAGCAGCGGCCTGACCGTGGCTGACCACATCCCGCAACTGGCGGAAGCCAAGCGGCGGGCGAAGGAAAGGGGGCTGCTGTGAAGAACAGAGACCTGATCGACTGGCTGCTGATGTTCGACCCCGACACCGACGTCGTGCTGGCGAAGGATGCCATCGGGGACATGATGCTGGCGGTGGATGTGGTGGACAGACGCACTCGCCCGTTCGCCGACCCATCGTACGAAACACTGGTGTTGAACCGGCCGTTCCGGCTGTAGTACCACGCATCACTAACTCAAGGAGTTGCACCATGACCGCACTGCGTATCAACACGAACAAGGTGTCCAACCTCCACCGGCGCGAACAGGCAGAGGCAGAGGCAAGGCACCTCCTGTCCGCAGTCTGCACGTCCAACTGCTTCAACGAGCTGACGAGGTCGTACGCCGTGTCCTTGCTCTACACCCTGAGAAAACTGCAAACTACCAACACCCGGACCTATCACGCGCTCAGTGCCTGCCTCGCCGAGT